AAAATTAAAGCGTGGGTTGGTATATGACACTTCCATTCAAAGAAACTAAAATAAGTGATAATACATTTATCAGAGAGTTTGTACAGGATACTGATTCTGGAGAATTTTCGTGGCATAGAGACCGAGAAAATCGTATAATTGAATCTATTGGTGAAACTGATTGGATGATACAACTAGACAACGAACTACCAAAGAAGATAGAAGGTGAGGTTTTTATACCAATGGGTATTTATCATCGTCTGATAAAAGGTACAAGTAATCTTAAACTAAAAGTAATAAAAAAACCACTCTAATGAGTGGTTTTATTTTTAGTCAATTTTCGATTTGTAATTTTCGTTATAAAGTCTTATTACTTCATCAAATTCATTTAGTATTCCGTCTTTGTAATTTTCATTGTCGTAACTTCTTTTTTCGATATACTCTCTAATATATTTTTCATAATCTAATTGTATTGATATATCTACTGTAGTTCCGTCTTCGGTTGTTATAGATTCTACAATTCCTTCTTCGTCATCTACCTCCGTCTTTTTGATGTCGTCTATGTACTCAACTGATGCAAAGTTTCCATTTTCTAACATTGTTTCTAATTTCCTTCTTAGTTTTCTATTACTAACTAGAAGACTATTTGATATTGCTAAATCAATGTAATCTTTTGAGTCTTTTAGAGTATCTAATTCATCTATGGTTTCTTCGTCTGTTACTCTAAATTTTCTGAATACCGGTGAGTATACATTTGGTTCGAAGTGTGTTTTACCTGTTTCTAAATCGAGTACTGTTATTCCTTTCTGGTCACCTGTGTCATTCCTATCCATTTGATATAGTGAACCAATGAATTCGAAATTTGAGTTGTTTTGTCGTATGTGTATGTGACCGGAGAATGCTCTTTTGTAACCTTTGAAGTTTTCTACATCAATTTTGTCAGCGTTTCTGTGTGCCACAGAGTTTAGGTGCATCTTACATCCGTTTAGGTCGGAATGGCAGAAAAGATAATCACCTGTATTTTTACGTATTTCATCTATCATATCGAGTCTTTTTTCAACCCATGGCATCAAAACTAATTTTTGGTTACCTACTTCTAACGTTGTTGTTTTTTCATATACTGATATATTTTCTGATATGTATGAGTATAATCTTACGGAGTTAACTTCGTTTGATCCTTTATTGAATAGGTCATGGTTTCCTACCATTATATGTACTGGTAAGATTTCACTTATTGTTTTTAGTATCTTTTCTACTTTGTTTAGTGTTATGATAGGTATACTTGTTCTATTGTCAAATAGGTCACCTAGATGTATGAGTATATCACCTGGTTCTGCATTTTTTTGTAAGTATGGTATTACGAAGTTGTAGAATGTGGATTCCATCATATTCTGCCACTTATCTAGGTTATTTAGGTATATTCCGAAGTGTGTATCGGTTATCATGAATACTTTCATGTTTTTCTATTATTTTATTGTTTTATAGTTTGTTATTTAGTTTATGTTTCTTTGAAAATGACGGAAAATGGCTTTTGAAAGATAATATATAATTTACATAAAAACAGAAGGGAAAAAACTGTTAATATATACTTTATAATTGCCCGGCAATTACAAAAAAAATAAAAAAAATATGCCATTACCACATTATACGCAGATTTCTAATGTTGGCTCACCAGGTGGACCAGGTACATTACCTGATGAGGTAGTATACACAAATTTATTTGAGATTACTTTCGTACTGCCGGTTATTTTGACTGCACAAAGTAGATCACCACTTCTTCTTTTGGAGAATGCAACAAAAGTTGATTTCGGTAACCTTACATCTTTCGAGATTGCTAGTAAAGAGCAAAGGTTCAAATACTCAACAAGGGTTTTTCAGACAACTCCGTCTAAAACCAGTGGTGAGATTACTATACCTTTCCAGGTAAATGTTAACCAAGCTGGTTCTATGGATGTATGGAACACATTGAAAGCATGGTATGACCTCGTTTTCAACTCACAAAACGGAACTTTACACTATAAGAGTGATTTGATTGGAACTATAATGGTCAATCAACACGATAAAAAAGGTGTTGTTATTAGAAGGGTTACTTTCCAAAACTGTCAAATCTCTAAACTTACAGGGTGGGCACTAGATTGGAGTTCTAATGATATCGTGAATAACGTTGATGCAACTTTCTTATATGATTACTTCGTTGATGAGTACATCGACCAAGGTTTCGGATTGAACAATCCAGTTGTCAAAGGATACTAAAAATAAAAAAAGAGGCATTTGCCTCTTTTTTTGTATATTATAACAAAAAACCGACTAAAAAGTCGGTTTTTTTATTTTTCAAACAGATTAGTTTACTTTGATTGTTCTGTAGTTAGAGTTAGTTGTACTCTTTGGAACGATTACTGTAAGAATTCCGTTTTCATACTTAGCTCTTGAATCATTAGTGTTTACGTTTAATGGAAGGTTGAACTCTCTTGTGAAGTTAGAGTAGTTGAACTCTCTGTAAGAATAAGTAGAAGGTCTTTCATACGTTGTTTCGTTAGCTCTGATAGTCAATGTGTTGTTGTTATAAGCAACCTCAAATGCTTCGTTAGTGTAACCAGGTGCGGCTAATTCAAAAACATAAGAATCTGTGTTTTCGTATGCGTTAACTGCTGGTGTGTTAGGAGTTGTACTTGTTAAAGTAGTTACTGCACTATTGAACGGTAAGTTTGAGAAAGGTGCAACATTCCATGCATTGAATGGGTTGTTGTTTGACCATAAAGACCAATTAGTCTCAGGAGTGTTCCAAAGGTTGTTTCTGTTTGTGTTTGTCATTTTTAATTGATTTATTTTTTATTTTATATCTTTTAGATAAAACAAAGTTTAATAAAAATAATAAAAAATGTAAGTTATTGGGGAACAGAGGTTACCCGAATATATATCAAAAAATAATAAAAAAAATGTCAGACAATAATCAAATGAACGACGAGGATTACCTGAGAAGGCATCTCGAGGAACTCGAGCAGAACAAAAGGCCACAGGAGGTGGAATCAGTTGTGCATAGTGATATTCCATTCGCGGTGAAAGAAAGTTATGCGGAAAACACAAAGGTTAGTGATTTACAATTCTTTAACTTTGACATAAAAGAATTACCATGTGGTCAATTCTATCCACAGGGTTCTGTTATTATGATAAGACCTGCACAGGTTAGAGAGATACAAGCATACTCTATGGTTGATGACAACAACTTCTATGATATCGTAGAGAAGATGAATGATATGTTACAATCTTGTATTCGTATAAAATATTCGGATGGTAAGTTAGGATCTTATTTAGATATCAAAGATCAGGATAGACTTTATCTTATATTCACTATAAGAGAACTTACTTTTCAACAAGGTAATTCACTTAATGTGAATGTTAGATGTAATTGTGGTAATGAACTTCAAGTTGAATTAACACGTAAGAATTTCAATTTCCATGAAATTGATGAGAAACTTTTGAAGTTTTATAACAGAAATACGGGTTCTTATAAGTTTACAACCGTTAATGGTAAGACTTTTGAGTTAACACCACCAAATATTGGTCTTCAAAAAGCATTTACAGACTATATCATCAAAGAGAACAATGAGAAAAAGTCACCTAATCTTGCATTCTTGAAGATAATACCTTTTATGTTATCTGGTAGATCAAATATAACTTATGATGGTATCAAAGCTAAATTGAAAGAGTTTGAAGATATGGATGAGGTTTCTTTCCAGTTTCTAAATGCAGCTGTTGGTAAGATGACATTCGGTATCAAAGAGTTGAAAAAAACTTGTGCGTGTGGTGAGGAGATCCACACTGATATGCAATTTCCCAACGGAGCGTCAGGTATTTTCGTTATTCATGATGCCTTTGAAGCATATATTAAAGAATAAGTTGATGTTGCAGAAACACTTCCATACTCAGGAAGAATCTATGGATCGTTGGCCATTTTGGATGTTCGAAGAGAATATAAAGATAGTCAATGAGATTGCTGAAGAAGAAGAAAAGCAGAGGAAACAGGATGAGGACGGACAACGTGTTAGTATGCCAGACACCAATTCTATGATGCGTAATGCATCGAATATGACTAGTAATATGCCTAAATTTTAATAAAACCCACTCAATTTGAGTGGGTTTTTTGTTATTATTTAGTTCATAAAAAAAGTCTCAAATTTCTTTGAGACTTTTTTTATTTTTTATATTTCTTATAAGAATCCTCCTGCTGCAATAGCACCAGTTCTCAATATAGTTACATTGTTTACAATGATACCCATACCTTTGATTGGTTCTACATAAGTATCTAATACACCTATTTGGTTATCGATAATTTCTGCAGTGTTGTTCTCTTCATCCATTTTATTGAAGTAGTTGTAGAGACCATTTCTTCCTACGTAAGTTTCACAAATAACGTCAGCTCTGAGTTTAATTTCTGCTCTGATGTCTGATGTGTTGAATCTCCATTGGAAGTCTAACAACATTCTTGATAATTCTCTTTCAAGTTCAATCAACACCTCTCTTACGTGAATGTAAGATAATGCTGACTTGTAGAGTGTTTGTGCAGTGTTTTCAGTCTCGATAACATGTCCTCTGTTTCTTTTGAAAACAATTGGATTTATCTGTGCACCATTCAACCATTCGATGTCTGTTGGGTTGAAGTCTGCTTCGAGTCCGTTTATACCGATTATTCTACCGTTTGTTACACCTGCTGCGATTGTCCATGGTGTTATACCACCAACATTCGAAGTGTGTTTTCTCATATACGTTGTTGCAACGAATGATGCAGGTGGGAAATCTAATGGTCTTCCATTGTCATTCACTTTCACATATGGTAAGAAGTATCCAGTACATGTTGTTCCAGCACCATCTCCGAATGAGTATAAGAATGCAGGATTACTTGCAGGATCTGCTCCTTTTGCAATGTATTCTGTTTGAAGAACTCCTTCACTATTCACAAATGATGGTGAGCTTGAGTTTTTGAACGCTTTGATTGATGGCATATTGATAAATCCGAATGCATCAAGTCTTTCACCACATATGTCTACAAGTTGTTGTTTAGATCTCTCTGTAAGACCATTACCAAAAGAGTCAATTAAGTATCTGAAATCAATTGCTTCTTTGTTTGTTAATGCTTTGAACAATGGAGTTCCTTTTGCAACAACGTTTAGTATTTGGTTTTGTCTAGCTTCAGTTCCGTCAGGCATAGATGCTTGTCTTACTCTGAAACCTTTCAATGAGATTGCTTTATATGTTTCTACATAGTCTTCTACTTTCTTATATCTCATAGTTTGGTATGCAGCACCTGTGTAGATTTTCTTTATTTTAGCATCACATGTAATCTCAGCATATGCAGAGTTTCCTGTGTATTGTGTTTTATTTACAACTCTTGTAAGTTTTCTTGGTGCTTCACCGAATGCAAGTGTACTTTCATCGTATTCTGCCTCTAAGAAGTCTCCTTTAATAATCTCTGTGTATCTAGCAGCGTCTACAAGTATTTTGTTTGGTTGCTCTACGTATCCTGTTGGTAATTCAATCTCTACAGTTTGTTTGAAATTAGAATCGGCAGAATTTACGTATATTGTACTATTTGATTTAACACCTCTTGCGTTAGTTGTTGCATAATACCATAGTTCTGTATCAAATTCAACATTCAGTTTATCACCATCAAATGACATTGTGAGTGTGTGAACTTTATCATTTACATCATAGATTCTATCTACTGAAAGTAGTTTTTCATATGTTGTATTTTCGTTTATTTGATAAATGTGATCACTTGAAGTTCCTCCAAATTGTGTGTGATCAATTTTACCTGATACAATTGTGAAAGTGCCTGTGTTGATTGATGCACCCGGTATTTGTATAACATCATTTAGATTGAATTCAGGATCTAAATTTTTAGAATTACTTCTGAATACGATATAATCATTTCCTGCAAAGCTACTTGTTACTCCTGTTCCACTGAAACCAGAAAGTGTAGATGATAATTCTCCTGGAACGAAAGTTACATCATATGTTGTAACTACGTTTGAACTTGCACTCGTATCATATTTTATTCTGTTATTATAGAAGAAGTCACCTGAGTTTATTTGACCTTCGTAGAATTTATTATATAATTCAGAGTATTTTGCCACACTTCCTGTTAAACCATTCTGAACGATTGCAGAATCAGAAGTAATCAATTTTTTTGTTCCGAATATTTGTTCGTTATCTGTTGAATAGAATACTAAGAATCCTTTAGTAATTACATCGTTTAGTTTTGATAATCCAGATGCACCATATAGTCCAGTGTCAATTACAAAAGATTTTTCTTTAGTTTCTGATGTTTCTATTGACTCTATTCTTGCATTTTCAAGTGAAAATTTATCACCATTTGGTTTTAGTAACATTGTCATTTTTGATCTGTTCGAACTATCTAATAAACCAATAAGTCTGTTAAACATTTTGAACCTTCTATATGTTACATAGTCTTTTTTATCTGGTGATTTATTGGTATCTTTGAAAGTAATTCTTATTTTACCACTAAATTCTCCTTGTGGAACAAGTGGTTGCCATGGTAAATTCCATCCCCATCCATTTGGATCCCATGCAAAATTACTTGTTACATTTATTGCCTCTACTTTATAATCAGTTGTGTCTGACATATGTTTGAACTTAGATGTTCCTACTGTAAGATCTTTGTGTGCAGGTGCAACTGAGAATGCTTGTTTCAATATTGAGTATGTTGCATATCCTAATACTACGTCTGTTGCAGCAGGAGTTGGTGCTTCATCGGATTTACTACTTGTTAGTACTTTGATGTTACCAGTTGAATCCATAACGTATGCTGATGTCATATTCTGAACGGTTGAACTAGTTGCAAAACTGGTTGAAAGGACAGAGAATGTTAAAGTTTGTGGTTTTAATGTTATTAGATTGTCTCCGATAACTGCATAAGCATCATTTTCAATAGTATATGCCACAGACATAGTTTCACCTGTTGCGGTTGATGATGTTAATAGTTTAACGTTTCTTAAAAACTCTTCTGCATAGAAACTAGTTCTGTTTTCACCATACGTTATCGCACCACTTGTTGCTGGATTATAGTTAGTCGTATCTGCGAATGCGTGATGTTTAGCATCGATTTTCATATCACCAGGTGCTACACTACCAACTGAACCGATAAGTGCTGTAACGTTTCCTGGTAAATCTAAAGGATTTGCCTTGAATTCAACTTCACTCATTATTGTTTCATCATATGAAAGGAAATCTATTGATTTTTTGTTAGTTCCTGCAATTGTTTGACCAATTATATCTAATTTACCATTGTAGTAATCTTCTTCGACAATCTCACTATTGAAGGCACAGAATATACCTGTTTTGTCAGTATCTCTGTTGATAGTTGTTTCAATGAAAACGTTTCTTCCGTTAGCATCTCTGAAATAAGGTATTAATGAAAGTCCTTCATAATATGCTAATGCTGTAACATTTCTGTCACTTGCAAAGTTTCTTACTTCTTCTTTTCTTAAACCACTTGCGTTGAAGTATGCACTCCATCTAGGATCGATTGATAATGCTTTGTAGTCTGACCAGTCACCGGCAACAATTACTACATCAACCATATAATCTGATGCATAGTCGTTTGCGTTTACATATGGTGGTAATTTTTCTACTGAACCATACCACTCGATAAGTGTTCTGTCAAATCCAGATACTTGAGAGTTGAAAACGAAAACTGTTGCATATCTATCAGATAGGTTAGTTAAACTGAATGCTCTGTCCTCATACCCACTATTATTTTTAGTAAGGTTTATGAATGCGTCAGTATCTCTTTTCCAGAATCCTGTTGTGTTGTGAAATCTTCTGTAAGCACCAAGTCTTTCGATATCGTTAGTTGAGTTTGATGATGCAGATATTGATTTATATTCGATAGTGTCTAACGCGTCGTCTGTTAAGAGTACGTTCATTGCGAATACAGGTGCTGTTTCTAGCATTTTGGATACGGTCCTGTGAAAGAACGATCCTTTCCTCTCTAGTCCTCTGTCTAAAGTACCGAAGATTGACTCTAAATCGTTGACCGATGTTATCCTCACTGGAGTGTTAACCGGTCCCTTTTTGGAGACACCGATCACGAGGTTGGTAAGTCCCTCCACGACAGGGGTGGCTATGACCGAGTTGTCATACTCTTCCAAGAAGATACCTGGCCTCTTGTATTTTCCAATTTGAATTGCCATATTTTTGTCTTAATTTTTTTTGTATGTTATATATAAAACCCAAAAAGCCATTTTTTCTCATTTTGGGGCGATACCTTTGGATTCTTGTTCAGATTTTTTGACCTCTTCGTCTAGTTCTTTTTTGTCTTTGTTGAACTCTGTCTCTGCATCGGTTATTCTTTTAGAAAGATTTGCTATTTTTGCAACGATTCCTGATAGGTCATTTTCGACTTCTTTCTCTGTTTTCTTTATGTCGTCCGTTGGTTTTCCTGTGGACTCTATTTCCCTAGCTTTCAGTGTGTCTATCCTATCTTCGGTTCCTTTCTTTTTAATCTCTAATTGTTTTAGTTCTCTTTTGAGACTGAGTGAGTTTATAAGGTCTTTTAGAATTTTATTATCTGAGTTTTTCTTTAGTATTTCTTCGAGATTTTTTTTGACCTCTTCGTCTGTTTGTGCTAGATTTCCTTTTGCGTCTGTAGAAGTAAACAATCTTTCCAAATCACTCTTCATTTTGGTTGCGGTTGTTATTTTATCCTTTATTGATTTTGTTCCATCCACTGCAATCTTCTTAATGGTGTCTTTAAGTATACTATTTGGATCATTTGGATTTGTAACTTTTGTCTTATCAATTGCACCAACTGCTTTATCTTTTGCTATATCCTTTGTAATTATTGATGCGTTTGCTAGTAAGTTCAAATTTTCTACAAACAATTTGTAACTTTTGATTATCATCTAGATACATCTATTTTTAGTCTATTGTTAGATGTGAGTGTTGCCGAAACATTCTCTGATGCTACTAAAGGAGATCCGGAACCATATTGAGTACGTATCTTTTTGTATGATTCTGGTTTTATATTTAGTTCGAAAGGTTTGAACTTTTTATCTTCACCTATAGTTCCTAACCAAAATATTTCTTTTATTTTGAACGATTTAGTGTTGTCTGTATCTTTATTTGCACCAGTGTTATATGTAATTGATAACTTATTATCCTTTTTGAAAATTTGGTCTAATGCTTTTTTATCTTTTGTATATCTCATTTCGAATTTGTCAGTTCCTTGAGCTCTTTCTTCCATTTTAGATAAGTCACCTTTCTCAACTTTCCATTTCCTACCGTCCATCGAATCTGCGTTTTCGGATTTGGTTATCAATTTATCATAGAAAAACATAGATTTACAGAAAGATACTGCATTAGGACCTTCAATCATAAAATATCTGGTTGTATCAATTGGATTTCCATCTTTGTCTGATTCTGTTGTCAATGCAGCAAAAACCATTCCCTTTTTCCATGGTGCGTTAACTATTTCATTCTTAGTAAATTTGGCAATTTGAGTTGATGATGATATTGCGGTAGATGTTCCACTATTTACTGTGGCATCATCTGAACCAGGAATGGTTGTATCTTTAACTTCTCCGTCTTTTAGTTCACCAAAATACTTCTCAATAAATCTTTTTTGTGCACCTTGTGTTGTTCCGTCTTTGTATAGTTCGTCACCATCTAACATATCATTCATAAAGGTTCTTAGTTTGGCACCAGCACCTTCTCTAAATTCATAATCTTCTTTTTTAACTGGATTAGGTACCTTAGGAATTCTTAATTTTGTCTTTGTAGTGAATATGAATTCATATTTTCTATTACCCATTATAGAAAGTACTGCGTCTTCCCATAAATTGAATATTTTGTTGTTTCTGAATGGACCAGCCCATCCGTTTAGACTATCACCTCCTGAACTTCTTCCACCAAAAGATGTGTATTCTTTATAAACGGTTGGTGATACTTTGCCTCCGGTTCTCTTTGATATTGTTGGTACTGTATGTAATTTATATGCTCTATTGAATAATCTAACTATTTGAATAATAGGATCCATTCCTGGAATTATGAATGTTTCTTTTTTTTGTTCGGTTATTTTATCAAAGTTTTCGCATATTTTTATTATTTCGGCCTTTTCCATCACATATGTTCTTACCGTTTTACAATTTTTATCAAAGAAATCTTTTATTCTTTCTGATACTGTTCCGGTTGTAACTGCATTTGGTTCTGTATTATCAGTTTGTGCTTGACTTTGTACCTGACTTTGAGTGGAAGCAGTTGCACTTGTTTGTGTGTCATCTGCTTCACGTATTAGTTTGAAACCAATGTATTTTAATAATCTACTTTCTTTTTTGGCTTCTATTTTGTTGTTTAGTTGTTTGAGTGTGTTTACAAAGTTTTTGGTTGGTTCCGATACTGCACTCAATACATCGTAAATTTGTGCATCGTTTACTTGGTATACTCTTAATGCAAATTTGGAAATTTTCCACGCCATATCAGAAACATAGTATTTCTTACCTTCAACTTCTATAATTTCTGGCGATCCTTCACCTAAAGTATCACCTACTTGTTTATTATTTAAGTCTTGTGCTTCAATAAGTTTATCAGGTGTGTAGTTCAGTGTTGCTTTCTTTTTACCAACCATATACTCTTTAATTTCCCTGTATAAAACGGATATGTTCTTACCATATTTCTCTTTATTGTTGAGTATATCCTTTATAAGTTCAATTGTGACAGGCATTTTATTATTATCACTTAGAGCTTTTATACTATCTCTGTATTTTGAGAGTGCTTTTAGTATTTTTGCCTTTTCTACATCTTCATTACCTCCAGCACCTACCATTTTAAGTATTCTCTCTTTTAGTTTTTTGAGGAAGTCTTCAAATCCTTTCGTTGGATCGGATGGAAGCATATTTGTTTCAACTTCTTCGGTTATTAGTGTTAATAGTTTTCCATCTTTGTCTTTTGTAGGTAATGCGTCATTTGGTTTATATTTTACCATCCAGTTATTTTTAGACTTCAATGTTTCGATGTCTATTCCGGTTTCTTGACTTATTTTTTGTAGAGTATCACCTTGTGATAATGTTCTATTACCCTTTTTGTTAACTTCACTATAACCTGCAGCTATTGCTAATTCAAAACTCTTTAGGCCTTCTAATATACCTTTGAGTGCCATAAGGTTACTTATTTCTAAATTATTATCGTCATTATCTGATTCCTCTTCCTCTTCTTCTTCGGATTCTTTTCCACCTTCATCATCTTTGAATTGTTTAAGGAATTCTTTGAAGTCTTCTAATTCCTTTTTAGGTACATTAAGTTTCATTTCTTTACCTACTGGTTTTTCTAACAATTCATTAGTTAAACTTAATGCGGAATCAGTTGTAAACTTAATCTCACCAACATTACCTTCGTTATCAACTAACATAACTAATGCTTGATATAAAGAACTTATCTGAACTCTGTATATTCCTATTCTTTCCTCTTCGGTTTCTAAGTTTTCAACAATTCCTTCAATTGCGAGTCTATTAAATTCATATTCGAGTCTACGTATTACCGGTCTTATTCTTACAAGATTTGCCATTATTCCCACTTTTCTTATTACGTGTGAAAATAATCTTCCGAGTGCGGTATCATAGAATGCATCTTCGTTATAGAATGGTCCACCTGTTCCGGTTCCTTCGTTTAGTGGGTAGACTTCTTTTAATATATCTGTCTTTGTCTCTATTAGCTTAGTGCTTCTTAGAAAATCTTCTCTTCTGCTAAGGTACTTCATTGTAATAATATTAAAGTTTCGTGTATATATAATTTTTTAGTCTTCAAAAAGTGTATATGTTTGAATATTTTCTTTATATTTGTAGAAAGTAAAAGATATGACGCCATTTGATATTGACCGTATTATATGTTTAAATGTTAGACAACATAGTCTTACACAACTTTTCGCTATAAGTAGAAAGTACGATCTTGACTTTCCTACACTTGTTAAGTTGAAAAATGAGTCCGGTGATGGTCCTTCTTCAAAAACTGGTAAGATTTGGGTTGATTTGAATTTACTTGAAGTTATTGCATATGAATCTTTGAGTATGTTCTATGAATATGAGAATAGAGGTGGTTCACAAAAGAAATATTATCCTAAACAATTTACTTTATTAATTTCTGATTATGATGCAGTTGGTTATTATGACCAAATAAAATTACTAAAACCAATCTCTACTCCAAAACTCGGAAAATCTGATGAGAACATTATATATTACACTTATTATAAAGGTAAAGGATATGATTTAGTTGTTGAGTCTTTCGATAGAGCTTTGAGTGGTGAGCAAAAACCTAAAAAAGAAAAACATACTGTTGAATCATTGACTATTGAGATGTTGGATGCTGTTGAACGGGAGGATTATGAACTTGCTGCAAAATTAAGAGATAAGATACGCTCGATGAATACAGGAAAGTAGAAAAAAATAAAATTTGGTCGGGTAAAAAACCGGCCAGATTTGTTTTTCGTGAAATAGTGGTGATTTGTCGTTAATATATAAGTCAAATATATTTCACACGTGATGGGAAATAGTAGATACTTAGAACTTCGTGTTGGTGATAAAACCTACACAAAACAAAAGGAGATATCCAATCTCCTTATATCCAAAGGATTTTCGTGGCTTGCAAACTCTACGGTTGAGGATGCGGTTTTAGAGATAAGGAGGGAAACACTTATATGGCATTCCGGCTTATTCCTTGAGGGGGATTGGCATTATGGTATATTCAAAGATGGTAGATTCTGTGGAAACTGGATTGCCGGTGTTTTCGAAGCAGGTGTGTTCGATGGAACACAAGCCTGATTTCAAAAAATAATCATATGTATATGAGAAGGAGAAAAGTCGACCTTCAGGTTCGTGGCAACTGTTCGGTTTTCGATGATGGTATTTTGAAAATTAGTAAAGAAGGAAGTAATTATTATTTCGAAATTGCCGGTGAGGTGACGTTTGACGTTGCCGAGGCAGTAGCTATAATGATGAGGGTTGTTGATTGGTCATCACCTGTCTGGACGATAGGACTTTCCGATATAGACACATCTAAGATGTCACCGGAAAGAGCACTTTATTGGCTTAGTGGTGGTAACACCGAATGGAGAGGTCTTGAGAATTATGATAGACCATGGTGTGAGTGTTATCTTGATTTTCAAGAAGAGTTTGGTAATTTGATTTATAATATAATTACAAATTCTTCGAATATGGCGGATATTCGAAATGCTTATGTTGATAAACTTGGACTTCCTATACTTTATGAGTTTGCATTGAGTAAAAAATTTATTAGATAATTATATAAACCCGTTGAAAGACGGGTTTTTTGTTTTTAATATATAAGTAATGGAAAAGGTTATAAGAATTTGTGGAAAACCATTTTGTAAAGGACACTTCGAAGTTGATAAAATTGAATCCGAAGAACTTTCCTATCCTGAATTTTGTCCAAAGTGTACTCGCGATGAAGGTACGGTTACTTGGGAGGATAAAAAATATGAAGGTAGTAGGTGGGATGGAACTCCACATCAATTTTCCTATAAAATAAAGAAGTATTACTGATGAATGCACATTTCTTCGATATTGATACAATTATAAAGGATGGTGCGATGGTTTGGATCGTTTCTCGTTCAAAGCCATCTGACTGTATTCTTAAGGTTAGTCAATCTGATTTCAATCTTATGAAGAAGGGTATATTCAGATCACATGGTAATTTGATAAGATTTGGTGGTGTGGATTATTACTTACCGGATAATATAATGTCAGAACTTGTAGTTCGTTGTAAAAAGATTAATGTTGATACTTCTGATTTGGCAATTTCTATGAAGGAGTTTATGGATCCTGAGTTGGTTGATACCTCAGTTAAGGTAATGGATATTGATGTAATGAGACATCTTAATAATACTGAGGACGATGTATATATCATCTGTTCTAGAAAGATAAAGAAATCATATGAGGTTCTTATACGTAAGTTAGAAGATAAATTGGAAGACTTTGGTATAAAACCTGATTATTATTTTGTAGGTGAGACTCTTTATGATCGTGATGAGGATGAAGTTTCTTTTGATAAGGTTAGATTGTTAGTACAACATTTAGTTGGTTTAAAGACAGAGGGTCGTAAATTTACAGATGATTTTGTTAAGAGGTATGATAAGATATATTTTTATGACGAAGATGAGGGTGTTACAAAACTTGCTTGTTCAGTATCTTCAATACTTACATTGATTTTACAAAATAGTGCAGAATTCGCAAAGGATTCAATTCGAAATGTAATCAAGAATAATTCACCAGTTCTTGTTGTGAATACGGTTACTCCGAATTTAGCAAACCGTTTTGTGAAAAAAGAAATTAAATTGGAGTATTCTTCTCTTATAAAGTCTTTTGAGTCATATCGGTATTTAGGTTAGTCCTTTTTACCTCCTCTTTCTTCTTCTCTTTTCATCATTGCGGCCTTTATCAATTCGTTCATATCACGACTATTCATAATTTGACCATCTGTATTTTCTGGAGTTTCGTCCTCAAATTTATTTTGATTAGCATTCTCTATTTCACCTCCACCCATATCTCTTCTTAAATTTTTCCAGAATTCTTCTAATTTAGTTTTTTGACCTGATAAAAACTTTGCATTTTCTCTTATTTGTCCAACGGTTTGGTTTACAACTTCATGCATTCTAGCAGAACTATCACCATTGTCAACTTGTCTCATTTGTGTAAGAAAGTTTTTCCTTGTCATTCTTGTTAGAAATAATGCTTCGGCATATACCATAGCATCTTCTTTCATTTTATTTTTTATGTATGGGTGTTCTTTCAATCTTGGAACATCACCGATATATAAATCAACCAATGACTCTAACACTTCCATTGCTTGTTGTGATGAAACTGTCAAATCCGAATCGTAATCGTATATCTCAATCTCTCCTAAATCCGGTAAGTCTTCCGGTCTTGCTAAATGTGTTGAGAAGTCATATTCGGTTCCCTCCGATTGAATCTGTTCGAACTCGTCTTGTATTCTGTTTCTTTCGTTGTTTTGCTTTGACATCTGTAGGGATGTTTTTTCGATATATATAAAGCAAAACACGTTTCTCCTGTAATATGGCTGAAAAAAATAAAGAAGAAGTACGTCAGATGGTATTTACCACAAAAATTGTGGATGATGCAACTGATAAAATAAACGATGGTGTACAATTAAAAAAGTTCCAAAATCCTTGGCTTAAAAGTGAGGTTGGTCTGAAAAGATCCGGTGTTGTATTTAGATTATCACCAGAGGAACAACAAGAGTACATACGTTGTGCTGTTGATATACATTACTTTACCGAAAAATATTGTAAGACAAAAAGAGAAGATGGTAGTGTCGGTAAGATTTCACTTAGGGATTATCAAGGAGAGATTCTTGATAATTTTATGAATAACCGGTTCAACATATTAATGGCATCGCGGCAGGTTGGAAAAACGGTATCTTCTGCAATATTCATATTACATACTATACTTTTTAATAATGATAAGAACGTGATGATTGTTGCTAACAAAGGTGACACCGCGATTGAGATTGTTGATAAAGTAAAGTCAATATACACACTTTTGCCATTTTTTCTAAAACCTGGTATAAAGACTTGGAACCAAAAGTCACTCACATTTGATAATGGTTGTCGTATAAAAACTTCGGCTAGGTCAAAGACACCGGCAATTGGTTTTACCATTGACGTACTTTACTTAGATGAGTTTGCACATATTCCTTCGAATATTATTGAACCATATTATACTGCTGCATTTCCGACGGTTTCGGCGGTTCAAAATTCTAAAATAATAATAACATCGACACCAAATGGTATGAATCTTTTTCATAAGTTATTGACTGATGCAGAAAGACCAGATGGTGATCCATTGAAGAATAACTATAAACCAATGCGTGTTTATTGGTATCAAGTACCGGGTAGGTTCGTTACGTATATTAGATTGAATCCACATATGCTTCTTCGACACGGTGTCACCAAAGATGATATATTTGGTAGATGTAATGAACTTTTCGGAGAGAACACTAATGTTAAAATGGAGTTCAATGTTGACTTACAGAAAGATGTTATACATATCTTCAATAATGATAAATGTTCCGATGAGATGGTTAGATCAATGTCGTTTATTGATTCGAGAGGTTATGAGACATCTATACTTTCTATTGCAGAGGTAACAACATGGAAGGATGAAGCAGTAAAGGATATTGGTGGTGAGGATGCATTCAATCAGGAATATGGACTTCGTTTTATAAATTCCAGTAAATCATTACTTAATGAGTCTATAATAGATGATTTACTTAAATCTAAAAGGAATTACGTACATGATGAATTGGATGAGTTTTCACGTCTTAAATTCTCTTATGATGAACTAAAATGGGTAGATGATGATGATTTGTATATTCCAATAAATCGTAAGAATTATAAAATTGTGGTATCTGTTGATATATCTGAGGGACTTGGACAGGATTATTCGGTTATAAACATATTCAGAGTATCCGAAAAGGATCGTGCGGTTATTGAGACGCAGAAGGCTATGTATAAGTCTATTGTAGATTTCTTTAAACTTGAACAAATTGGTATATTTCGAAACAATTTTGTTTCTGTGAAACAATTGGCGGAGGTTCTCTACTTAATTGTTTTTGAATACTTCAATCCTGATAATGTAAAAGTAGTTCTCGAACTAAACAACTATGGTAATACGTTATTAGCAGAAATGCCACATGTTTTTGATGGTAACAATAATTATGGGTCTTCTGTTTTTGTTAGGTATAAACACCGTGCAGATGCAACAGAAGAAAGAGTTGGACTTAAGGTGGGTGAGAATAAAAATCTTTTAGTAAAGGATTACCAGGACCTTATGTATTCAAAGTCTTTTAGTATTACAAACGAAGATAACATACGAGAGATTACGACTTTTGTTAAGCATGTGACGGTTGCCGGTAATATAAGATATGCTGCAGATGTTGGTCATGATGATACCGTAATGACTATTGTCAATGCGTCTTCTATATTTTCTAAACACGAATTCCGTGAGATGGTTGAAGAGTGGGGTAAGATGTTTAGTCCAAAAGATTTTATGGATTATGTCAATGAAGAACTTAAAAGATTGGATTTCGTAGAAGGGGTTGATTATGGTCAGGTTTTACGAGCACGTAAGATGAATAGACCAAAAGGTAATATTTGGAATAATGATAGTAATATAAACTGGTTCGGAACGAAGAACTAATCTTCGTTCCAATCAGTTAATTTATCTAATTAGTTTGCTTCCATTGTTACTGAAAGACCGGCACCTTTTAGTTTATCTTTCATTTCTGAAATTTCATCATAATCACCGTATTTTACGTCACATCTTCCTTTGAAGTGTACGATGTGTGCACATTGATTTGCCTGTTCGTATTCGTGTTTACAAACTTTCATTAGGCATGTAATTACCCAATCGAAACTATTGTAATCGTCATTTTCTAAAATCAATACATAAGGCTTTGATAGTATTTCCTCTACTTTAGACTCTACTTGTTCTTTAATTTTTCCCATATGTTATTTTTTTATTTTATTTGAAAAGGTTTAAATGTTTTTTCGGTTTTATTAATTACATCTACAATTGTTATGTTTATATTTCTATTGATAGATTCTAACTCTGCCCAATTCTCAAATTGTGGAAGATGTTCTTGTCTATCGTCAAACATAATGAACTCGTCGTATTCATGTTCATCTAATTTTTGTCCAAAAAGTTTCTTTTTGAAATCGAGTGTATCTCCGCCCCAGTTTAGGTGAACTTCGTGAAATTTTAGTTCATTCTTTTCGAATATCTTATTGATATTCTCTCTCATACCCTTTACTTTATTTAACCTTCCGGTTGCCACAATTACTTTTGTTAGTGGGTCTACTATATGTTCAAAATATTTTTCTTTTACCCATTCATTGATTGGTATTTCAAATATTTCGGTATTGAGTGTTTCGTGTTTACCCCACCATCCTATGTATGGCCATTCTTTACCTGTGGCTTGTTGCCATATATTTTTACCCTCTTCTGGTCCAGGTGTGTGGAAGAGAGTGTCATCAAAGTCGAAACAGACTAATTTTTTCGTCATTATTGCTTTTTATTTTATATGTACAAATATATGGATTATATATATTGAAAATTCACACAGTTTATGAAAAAAGATAAACATTTATTCATCTATGTTATTCTGTTTCTTTTAATTGTTTCTATTTTTTACAACTATAGAGGTTGTGATAAACATCCGTCATCTGTTGATGCTGTTTATATTAGGAGAATAGATTCATTACATTTTGCCAACATATATCTTCAAAAAAGGTTAGATGAGATTATATCTCAAACTAAAAGAGGTGATAGTTTAGTTGATGTACTCAATAAAAGAATTGATTCATTGGATTCACAATTAGTTTCTGCCCGAGCAGATGTTAAAAGAATGCGTTTGGCACGTGTTAATAATGATAAGAAGATAAAGTCCGTTATGGATTCGAAAGTCGATTTGAGTGACGATGATATTTTGGATTACTTTAAAACAAAATTACCAAAATAATATGAGGATTGTTTTTATTTTTATGACTTTTTTATTTTCTGCACTTTTGTCCTTTTCACAGGAATCTCCCACTATAATAGTCAAAGATGGAAAGAAGTGGTTTTGTTTTGATAGAAAACATGCAGAATATTTATATAAACTCGTTCAGGTTAATGAGGTTATTAATAGAGATAGAATGCAGTGTGATACACTTGTTCTAACGTTAGATAAAGAAAACTCTTTATTACGTAAACGTATATCTGTTTCGGATAGTGTTATTTATGTTCTTCGAAAGGGATCTATTTTGAGAGATAGTGCAATTGCAAATCAGGCGGAACAGATACGTAATATGGGAACAACTATAAAGGTTCAATCTGATAAAGTCGGTGATTTAGAGACTGAAAATAGTAAATTGAATGATAAGTTGAAAAAGGAAAAACCCAAAAAGTTTTGGATGGGATTTGGTGGGTTTGTTGCAGGTGTATGTGTTGCACTTGCGTTTGTGTTGTAAAAAATGATAAAAATACGTTTTTCGAACGTAATATATAATAAGATAAAAAAATACTAAAAGAAATGAAACACATCAGAACATTTGACTCTTACAAAGATGTAAAGAAGAAATTAGCGTCTGTTGATCCAGAGATTTTTACACAGGCAATGAATGAGTCTGTATTACAAGTTGGTGACCTTTATAAGGTTAGATCAATGGTCGATATACCACAATCGCTTATAAATTCTTATGTAAAGAAAGTTAAGGACACTACCGGTAAGAACCTTCGTCAGTTCTTCGGTGATGTTGAAATTGCAGAAGAACTTTTAAAGTTCATTACTGTATCGGGTCTTGACGTTGAGAAAATACCAGGTAATGCATTGATGGGTGGTTCACAAGCACAAGCACAAGGAACTCAGGTACAAGTAGATGCTGCACAGACTACAACTGATGAAGTACCTGCTGCTCAAGAACCAGTTGCACAAACTGAAGC